CAACTGAATAATTCTCAATTAACAATTGATACATACCTAAAGCTTTGATTCTCTTACCGAGTGGAGCCCTTTCCTTATGTTCTTCTGCTACCATAGCAGCATATATTACACACCAAGCTTTTCTAAAAACCTCTCTTCTGGTTTTGGGATAAATTTCTGTGTTTCTAACTATTTTATTAATTACGTTATTTACTTTAAATGTGGTGTTTTCCCAGTCTGCTTCAACTAATCTATACAGTTTCATAAAATCCTCCCACACTTCATGAGGTTTATTTAAAGATTTAAAACTCTTAAAATATTTTTTGTCTTGTGGGCAGAAATTAAGCACATTATAATTTTCTTCAAGTACAGCTATTAAAGCCTTATATGATTTAACGCATACTACAAATGAGTCAAAATTCCCATCTCCAAATACAATGTCAGTATTGTGAGGAAGCTCAAATATTTTTCTTTCATTTTTAATTATTGGTGTTGCCCAACTTATATGTTCTTTCATTCTTACTCCTTATCATGAAAATGCAATAACAACATTGCATAGTGTATTATTTTTAGTATATCTTTTCTAGGGGTTCCTTTTTTATCATATCTTGAAGCATACTTGAGGATGTTGCCCCTGCAGAAAGCTTTAGCATCACCACAGGCTTCAATAAAATCCAAAGTCTGTACTTCACCTTCGCTGTAGTGCTGGTCATACGTATTGTCTACGTAAGCACTGATTTCTTTAATTATTGCATCTTCGTTATATTTGCCCATTGTCATTATATTCTATCAGTTTTTTAGTCCCAGTCAATTATTTTAGACCATGAATCTGAATTGTGTAAGTACCTTAAACTAGCAACCGAGTTAAAAGATTTAGCTGCACTAAGATTCCAAAAAGCTGTTTTTCTTTGTTTCGCATTTTTATCTAACAATAATGCATCATCAGTATAAACTCTTAGGTCTTCAACCGTAACCATTCCTAACATACATATTTTATTATCACTTAATTTTATGTTTATAATCTCAGCACTTTGAGGATTTTTAGAGACTAAAGGAAACATCCCATAGTTTACTGTTTTAATCCCAACGTCAAACCCAGCATGTTTCAAGTCAGGGTTTTTAAATGTAGTCGACTTACCAACATTCCAATTAACAACTTTAATCCCTAATAACTCTTCTAAAGCTAGTTCTCCTAATGTCCCTGTAAGAAACCTTTTGTAAACACTTTTCGAATCAGTTTTATGATGTCTTTCTTTTGCTTTCGCCTTAATAACTTTGTTTGTAAAGTCTTTCGCCTTTTGAATATCAGAGTCTTTTAAAGTAATAATTATCCCTGAAGTTTTATTATATTCATCTTTAAAAACTGGTTTAACTCCAATCAATGTAATCCTCCAACGTTGTAGGTCCCAAATCTTTCTTTACTGCCCACGACCCCTTACATACTTCCATATCTACTTGTAATGGTATGTCTAAACTATTAGTTTGTAATATATCTCTTATAGCATATGGTACATCTTCAAGCTCTGAATCATGGATTTCACATATAATCTCATCATGAACTTGTAAAAGAATATTGCTTTTCTTAGCATCAAGATATTGGTCTACTTCTAACATACGTTCACTCAACATATCTGCACTAGTACCTTGTACTAAGTAATTTACCCCTTTATATGCTAAGTCAGGGTTTATTCTGTATTTCCTACCGTATCTATTCTTTATCCAGCCTCTTACAGTCACAGTCTTTACTACTTCATCAAAGAAATCTTTAGACCCCTCCATACCAGCAAAGTATTGTTTCTTGTATTGACCTGCTTCTCTAGGTGTTGTACTCAATTGTTGGGACAACTTTTTATTACCAATACCATAAATTGTTCCAAAAGTAATTGCTTTAGCCGCCTGTCTGTACTCTTTGAATTTGTCTGATGATTCTTCAACATTGAACGCTAACTTAGCTGCTTCACTATGAAAATCAACATCATCTTTATTCAAGATTTCATCTATAGTTTTATTTCTAAAGTACGACATAAACACACGAACTTCCATTTGACTGTAATCAAATCCTACTAAGGAATATCCCTTTCTAGGAACAAACAATCTTCTAATAGCTATTTGATTATCGTCTGCGTCCGTGTAAGATTCATCTCCCACAAAAGACCAAGTTTTCAAAACATCATCAGATAGGTCTTCATTCATAGATAATCCCTTAGCTCCTACTGTTGCAGCAATCTTAGCCTTAATTTCCTGTTTCTCATAGTCAGATAAATCCCTCTCCAAAAGCTTAAAGTGATTCCTAGGTATATTTTGTAAATTTGGACCCCTGCTAGATAGTCTACCTGTCGCTGTACCCCAATTACAAAAAGATGTGTGCATAGTGCTAGTATCAATATAAGGCTCTATGTAGGTAGATGTTAGCTTCTCAAGTGTCCTATATTGCCGTATAAGCCCCGCTAAACGATGGTTTATGTTCACTAGGGCAGCTTCACTCCATGAGTCCTGACCTTTGGGGGTTTTTACTGGGGATTCTATCCCTAACCCAGAAAATATTTCCCCTATTTGCATTGGGCTTGAAACATTAAATTCCTTACCTGCTAATTTGTATATTTCTTGTTGCACTTCTTCTAATCTAAATAAGATTCTGTCTTTAATGTTATTAGCATATTCTGTGTCAATAGTAATACCTCGACGTTCCATCTTATATAATACTTTAGTAAGAGCACACTGCATTTCAAATACTTTACGTTGATTTGTTTTGACTACTTGTTTAAGATAATCTACATACAATCGAGCAGTTAAAATAACATCTTTCTTACAATATTCCCCCAGTACTGTTGGAGGAGCCATAGAAAAATCTTTATTCCATTTATTAGACCTAAGAAGTTTCTTTGTGTCTATATCATATTGAACAGCACCCTCACCGTATCTTCGTTTGCCTGTAGGGGTTAACCCAAGGTCTTTTATATCAGAATGTTCCATCAATCTAACTAAGACTATAACATCTATTAGCTTCTTGCTTACAACATCTAAGCCTTCTCTCTCTAAAAAATGTAAATCAAACTTTATGTTGTACCCTATATATGATTCAACTTTAGAATTTAATAACTCTATTAGTTGTGTTAGTTTTTCAGATGTAAGATTTTCACCTTGGTGGTGTCTAAAAGGATAGTATTGAGCAAGTCCATAAACATTTGGTTGACCTACACCAATACCGCATATCTGATTATTTTTATATGGTTCTAATCCATTTGTTTCTACATCAACGACTAAGGTCGGGTCTACCTCTAAAACCGACCTTAGTTCATCAATGTCTGACTGAAAGGATTCATTGGTAACTACGGACATAATGTCATATGCCCTTCTTAGAATAAGTTATCGTCTTCTGAATCTTCACTAGCAAAACCACCTTCAGGTACACTGAAAGTACCATATCTCTCAAAGAAATAATCCTTGATTAATGGTAAGCTATCAACCTCAGCCATTTTTTCCTCTGGAATCTTTTCAGATTTCGGAGTAGCTGTAATTGAATATGAAGTATCATACATGCCTTGTCCAGTTCTCTTTACTCTAATCACACCTTTGTTCAGTGCTCCCCAGTCGCTATACACATCTACTAGCTGATTCCATATATAGTCACTTCGACCAAAGTTCAAAGATATGATTTTAAAGTCATTCACATCTTCTCTATATACTTTCTTACCAGCTGGTCCTTCAACCTCTTCCCAAGTGTCATTTCGTTTCTCTGTATGAATCACGTTGTGCACATATGCCCATACAGCAAACTTATGAGAAGGGTAGTTCTCAGACGGAATAGCACTAGTATCTACCCTATCGTCTTTTAAAACGTTGGTAAAACCATTACCTATCCGTAATGTGTATAAATAAATCTCATCTAGAAACTTGTCGTTCTCTGCCCCAGTAGCTATAGAAGATAGAAACACTTGGTCTCCATCCTTAAACCATAACTCCCTACCCGGTGCATTACCAGAACTAACTGGTTTTCTAGAATCATCTATTTTCTTTTGTATTTTTGCAATTCCACTCATTGCTTTTCTCCTATTTAAAATATTGTTGTATTTGTCATCACCCTGTCCAAAACATCTTTGTTACGAATCTCTTGAACATCTTTATATTTTTTTGGTAACTTTAAGTATGATAACAGAAATCTGTCTTTCATGTCAAATGTTGCCTTAGACATTCCCTTAGCTCCAGCAGTGTCATTATCTAATGATAACACAACTTCTGAAGGATTCAAAGAACTAATCAACTCTAATTGTTTTCTTGATATGGAAGCACCTAATATAGCTACGCTTGGGTAACCATATTGATGCAACCACATACAGTCTAAAGCTCCTTCAACCACAAATATTTTACTGAAGTTGTTTATCTTATCAACCCCAAACAACACTTGTGATTTTTTAAACCCTTTAGAAAACATATATTTAGGTACAGCATTTTGTCTCCTGTATATCCATCCTACATAGTTTTCTGAGTTGTCTCTTACTGGAATCATAAAGTCAGAAAATTTGTTTACTTTGCAACCCCAGTCATTTATTAGACTAGGTAAAAATCCTCTGTCATAAATCCAATGATTTGATGGAACCGTTCTCTTATCTTCGGGTTCTACATATACATTGTCAGTTTCTGTATTTTGGTATTCATCTAAAAAAGATAAGTCTAAATCTAGTTCTTCAACCTCAAATTCTGCATTTATTTCAGACCAAGGTTTCCCAGAATATTTTTGTAAAAATGATTTTAGGTTACCTTGTCCGCAACCAGCAAAACAAATCCAAACTCCTTTTTCTATATTTATGGCACATGATTTTCTTTTATCTTCATGAAAAGGACAGTTTAATAAAACCTCGTCTTCATGTTCTACATCTATGCCATAACGTAGTAATGCTGAATACCAGTCTACCATTAGCTACGCTTCTTTGTTTTTGTTAGGAATATAACTACTTTATTTTCAAAGCCATTTTCGTCTACAACTCTCCGTTTTCGTATATCACCTACTGTAATATTAGTTACAGGTTTACCTGCACCTTTACTTCTTCCTGTTGTGACTATAATGTCATCTTCGCTATCTCCTGTAATCCATGATAAAATTCCCATTTTATACCTCCTTAAAAGTCATCATCGTCCCAATCCCAATCTGGGATTTCGTTTATTGTACCATTGTCTACACTCCATTGCATTACCAGATTATCTTGTGCTAACTCACCATCTCGATATTTTTGGAACTGAACTAGTCTTTTATCGTCATGGTGTTCGACCTTAGCTAACGCTAATGCGACATCTGATGAACGTATCAAAGCGTCCCCAAAAGCAACTTGTGCTGCTGATGGTGGAACGTATACATTTTCTGCGTCCCTGTTTGCTTGTGTTGATACCATAATTGGAGTGTTTGTTGATATGGCTAAGTTTTTTAAGCCATAGAAAATACCATGAGATTGCTCCCATGCAGCCTTAGTTGTGTCTTTTGTAGTCAATAAATAAACCCCATCTATAACAACAAAGCTTGGGTGATGTTTTCTAATAAGACTTGCAATTGATTCTAAGGATATACCCGTTTGTCCAGCAACTCCATCACAAATCAATAAAGAATGTTTATTTGATTCTTTTAGAAATTTTATATACGAATCAACATTTATGTCATCACCATGTCTTAATGCCCTATGAGAAAAATTATACCCCATCATTTTAGCTAAAGTCACGTCTAATCGCATTGCAATCTGTGTGTTAGGCATTTCTGTAGATATAAGTAATGTTTTATGTCCATTATAAACGGCTGTTGCTGCAGAATGAACACATAGCCATGTTTTACCTATAGTTGGACGAGCAAATGCAGCTATTAGTTCTCCGGGTTGCCACCCTATACCAGCTTGGTTTATAAAACTAAAGCTTGTAGGAACTCCCATAAGACCATCACCCATTTTACGTCTTCTAGTTCTTTCTTTCCATTCGGCTAATCTATCTGTCTCTCCATCATCATAGGTCTGAATATCTTCATCATAAATTAAATCCACATCAGACAAACCACTCATTATATTTGATAAGGCTTGTTTAGGATTTTCCTTTACCAGTTCTCTTTGTTGTTGAACCGTCGTTACTACAGCTCGTTGTAACACTTGATTTTTAAATATATCTAAAGCATATTCTAATGATTGTGTTTTTGCTGATGGATTTAATGATGGAAAGTTCTCCATTAAGACCTCTTCACTAGGAAAAGTATCATATTTATCTAAATACTCTCCTAAAAACTTAAAGGCATCCCCATGTTTAGCAAAATCATTAGAATGATAGGTAAAGTTTTTCAACTTGTCGTAATCGGTAATACCAAATATGATAGCTGATTCTATAAATTCATAACTGGGGCTAGACATTATATTCCTTCTTTAGTGTATAAAACTCTATTATTTTCATTATGTATATAATAGTTTATATCACTAGTTGAAATTTTGTCAATAAAGTCTTTGGCTTCCTTAAATGTGTTAAATTCAGCCTCCAACCAAAAATCAGTATTTTTTTCTGCTAAAACTCTAAAGGTTTCTTGTGGTGTTCGTACTTTAGTTTTTTTCTGTATCAGTCTTCCGCTACGTCTGGTCCTTCTTGGCATTTGTATCCTTCAATTGATGTAATTTATCTCGTAAAGATTGTCTAACTTTGTATGCAGACTCCCCTAAATCTTCTGTAATTTCTTCCATTGTCAAACCTTCTAGTTTTAATTGTAAAAATAATTGTTCTTTTTCACTTAACCCTTGAGAATTTATCCATATATCAGCTTCTACCTCTTCTGTGTAGTTTTTAGGTTCAACCATAGCTGCGGCAATTTCTTTAGGTATTGTATTGCTCCCATCAAATGTGAGGTCTATACTTCTAGCTATAGGTTTGCGTTGTGCTTTTGTAATCAATGTCCTAATTGTATTGACTAACGAAGTGTGTAAGTATGTATGGAAGATAGCCCCTTTGGAGTCATCATATGCACGAGCTGCTTTGACTAAAGCTATTCTAAGTTCTTGTGCTAAGTCTTCTTTATCTAATCCTACAACGTAAGAATTTGAAGACATTTTCTGAATTTTAGGTTCCCATTGGGCAACTAGTTCGTTATTAATTTCCATACTTAAATATTAGCAAATTTTTATAAAAAAACAATTATTTAGATAAGGCTTTTTCAGAACTAGCTTTTTTAAAACAAGACATACTACAGTAAATACTATCCCTATATCTTTTTTTGTAGAAAGGTATCTTACAAAACCCACATTCTATTTTAATATTATAGTACGAAAACCGACATTTACCTTTATGAATTTTGCTATTACCAACTAGTATTGGTTCATTACAAGCTAAACAATAGTTTACTTTACGTTTTTTTACCCGCAAAGTTGGCATGTTGTTCTTTTTTAGAACCTTATAGATATATTGTCGAGTAAACCCAAAAGCTTCCCCTATTTCTTGTAGGGTATCAAATGGGTTATCTTGACGATGTTGAATAATTTTAGAAATCGTCAACTGACGCTTGGCTTTTTTCGTAGTTTTTGACAATTGCACTTATCTCATTTTTCCAGTGTGTTGATAAATAATCTGCATCTATTGTAGTAGTAAAGGGACCTAATTCCCAATTACCTTTTACATAATTAGATGCTGCAACAATTCTAGCCCATTGAGCTTCTGTAAATGTTACTGTTATTGTAGTATCCGCCATTAGTTATTCTCCTTTAGTTTTTCTATTTCTTCTTTTAGTTTTTTTATTTCCATTAATAATACTACTGATATTCGGTCATAACTTATAGAATCAGGTCGTCCTTCTTTATCATAAACCACTAATTCTGGAAATAGTTCATGGACTTCTTCCGCTATCAAACCAAATCCGGGTTTTCCTTCATCATTTGTGTTTTCATTGTTTTCATATTCTACTGGTCTCATATCGTATATTTTAGACGAGTCTAAAGCGGCATCAACAATATTCTTTTTATATCGCTCTGAAGAGGTATATTTAAAAATTAACCCATTTCCATCCCCATGTAAAACAGTACCGGCACTTCCACTTGAAGTCATAGTTATAGCAAGTCCTGAACCATATAAAATAGACCGTACAGTACCATCAACAGAATGCCTTATAGAGGGACCACTGGTATCTCTATACATCCCTGTATTTGTGTCTGCGGCAAAAGAAAATCCGGGCAAAGAGGCACCACCATCATCAGCATAGAAGTTTCTCATCTGTGCTTGTGTTCCTGTTACTCTAGTGTTATCTCCTACATTAC